CCCACATATTGAGTTATTAGTTGGTGATGAAACGGTTGCGTTTATTTACAAACCAATTGCGTGTCATAGTTATAACGTTATTAAAATGTATGGTCAAGAGATAAATATAGCAACCATAGATACCATGTTGAGTTTTTACTTGGCCTTCTTATACGCAAATCGCCCTTATTATGACAAGGATAGAATCTTGTGTATGTCTCAATATCTATTTCAAGTTCAACAAGAAAATCGCTTGAAACAAAAAGGTCTTTTGAAACGATTTAGTTTAAAATGTTATGGACACCAAGAAACGTTCGAAGAGATACGCGCCAAAAAGGCCGAGAAGTATCAGCAATTGAAGGGAAAAACGAAAACGAGAGAATACGAAGAATATTTTTTGCGTTACCGTCCTGCTGACAAAATAATGGAAAAAAATTCTAGTTCTAGTTCTAGTTCTACTTCTGGCAAAACAAAAAAAACAAAAAAAACAACCAAAAACAAAAGTTATAAAAATTTGTCTAAAACAAAACGTGCAAAGACAAAGAAGGTGAGACGTGGTCGTGGAGGACTGCTTTTTTGATAACAGAACGCAGTTCTCTGCTCAAAGAAATGTTATCTAGAAAAAAAATTGATTAAATGTGATTTTTATTTATTTAAAATCACATTCAAGTAAAAGAATCAAGTGAAATAAATTTCGAAAAATGCAAGAACGACAACCATGCGCAAGTTGCAATCAAGTGAATCACACTTCACGATGTCCAGTATTAATTCGGTCTGGATACAGACCGATGCTTTTGAATGCGCCACGTTATGACCAGTTTCTTGAGAGACTGAGAGCAGGGCGAGTTCAACTGGAGGAAACAATTCTCCAAAACCCAGGTAACTTGGAATATTTGAGAATGTTAGATATAATACAAAGAACAATCACGGCGGTCTCAAGAATAAGTTCAATATCTATGATTCGAAGTACACAACCAGTGCAAGTAGTAAACTTAACTCTTGAAGAAACAATACAACTAGTGAATACTATTAGTGCGAATGTCAATACGAGTGAAACCATCACCCTTCAACAAAGACTTGACCTTGAAAGAATTCGTGCACAAGAATTAGAAGCGATAAGACGTCGCATGATAGCGTCAGAAGAGGCTAGAATTTCAGCGAGAAATGCTAGAGTAGCAGCGAGAAATGCTAGAGCAGAAGCGACATCGCAAGAATATAACCAAGCAACTTTGGATAGTATGGAAAATGCATTTCGACTAGAGTATTCTCTCTTTGAAGAAAGAGGACGAAACTTGTCGGTGTTGAGAGATAGAATTAGTCGGTATCGTGAGGGACTGACAAACCAAGTAATTGAACGAACTCGTGCACATATTAAAAGAATAAAAGTTGTATGTAAAAAAAGTGACGATGAACCAACGACTGTAGAATGCCCGATTTGTTACGATGAATGTTGTGAAACGAAATGTGTACAAACCAATTGTAATCATGCGTTTTGTTTGGACTGTATGACTTCTCATTTGGATTCTATCAAAGATAAAACAATTTTGTCAGGTTGCCCCGTTTGCCGTACGGAGTTAACGTCATTGTGTGTAAGTAACGAAGAAACACGAGAGAATTTTGAGAAAACCATTATCCACTTTTGAGGGGAACCTAAAAACATATATTTTCCAAAAGAATAACATAAACATCTTGAATAATTTTTACAAACAACTTAAAGAAAATGGAATCTTTGGAAACAATGTCAGGAGGAACAATTTCAGAAAACCACCGAAAAAAAACAAAAAACACCAAAATAAATTTCTCAATAAAATATCGAATCAAGTAATAACCAAAGTCAAAAAAAGAATAAGGTTGAATATAGGAACACATTTGCGTAGAAGTTTGTTTAATGAAAAAAAGATGAACATCCAATAACCCCGCTAACATGCGGTGTATATTGGTTGTTTCATTTTTTACGCAAAAAACATATTTTAATTTATCCAGTCCAAGCAAGTTGATGTGTAGTCTTTTTTTGTTGGGGGATGGAGGAAAAATATAAGGGTAAACACCGTCATAATATTTTCCCTTATACAACATATTACCATCTATAAAAAAGGGAATAAAACAAGACTTGCGAACTGCCAAAAACAAATCGTCAAGAGACTTATAAACATATTTGACTATTTTTTTGCGTTTTGAAACATCATGATAAGAAATGTAAAGACGACGGTTTACTATCTCGCAAATGTTAGAAGGTAAACGTAATTTCAATTGTTCTATTATTTTTTCAAATGCGTCATCGAGTTTATAATTTTCTTTGAATGAAATCATAATAATGTTATATAACTCTTCTGCCACGTCAAGAGCATCTGCTAAATAAAGTAATGCACAAATAACACCAATACTACAACAAGAAATATTATCGACTTGAATATGATTTCGTTTTTCAAGTGCTTTCAAAAAATGTAATCCACCGAATAAATAACTCCCATTGAAAATCCCTCCGTCTAAAATCAAATCTATTTTCTGCGGTTTCTCTCCATTTAACAATGGAACATCATTCACAAGTTTATTAACATATTGTTCAATCATAGAAAATCAACAAAGATTAGTTATTGATTTACTATATTTTTAATCGGTGATTTTATCCAGCGTTGAATTGAATGACAAACGAGTTGATTCCGGATTTTGCTCCACTTTTTCTAAAAGTGGATTTTCTAAAAGTGGATAAGGTGGATCTCGTTTTTTTGCTCCACTTTTTCTAAAAGTGGAATGTATGATTGAAAACTGCACTATTTATTGTCTCTCCTTTCAAAATGAAGAGAGAAAACAGGCAATGACCCAACGATTTAAACAGTTAGGTCTAGAAGATCACGTCACGTTTTACGAAGGTGTAAGTCACGAAGACGAGAGATTATTGAACGCTGGCGCCGCTAAAAGAATTTGGTCATATACCTATGGTCACTTAGATATGATTCGCATGTTTTATGAAGAAACAGATAAAGAATATGGGATATTTTGCGAAGACGATATTTTGATTCGAAAAGATTTCTTAACATATTTGCCTCAACTTGTTCAAGATACGAGAGAAATGAAGTTGGATATTTTGTTGATGGGTTATCTTACCAACCAAATTATTCAAGCATTTCCTGGGTTTGAAGAAAAAATCGACAACCACGTGAAAGATTTCCCCTTTAAGTATCATAATTACCCAGAATATATTTGGGGCGCCCAAATGTATATGATACCAAGATACCACGCGAAATACTTACTTGAAAAATATGCGCCGCCTTATGCGGAAGAAAGTTTGACGAATACATCTCTTCGTTGTTTCAACTCCGATAATTGCATTACAAAAGAAGGACATCGTTCTATTTTATATCCGATGATAGCGGTGGAGGATGGAAAAACAGATTATGTGGATGAAGGACAACAATATTTTCATAAGGGGTGTTTTGCGACGAATTATGTAGAGGGATTATTTTTATAGAAAATGTAAAAGTCTACCGTCTTCTCGACCTTTTCGATCTTTTAAATTTTCTAAACCTTTTGGATTTTTTGGATTTTTTGGAGTTTCTTGATTTTTTGCGACGTCTACCACCTCTATATTGGTTCATATGTTCATTAAAATTGTTTCTCAATTCTAAAGTATTTCTTAATTTTTGATTTAAAACTTCTGGTCTAATATTCATCATTGCTCTTACGTTATTTATATTGTAATTGTCAAACGTAAATTCGGGATAGTCCTCTGTTAACAATTGATGTAAAAACCAAACTGCTCTTTGAATAGTTACTTCATACGGTTCACTCGAACGGTGCATACGTCGCAGTTCAATATTAAATAAATTTTGAATTGAACCTAGTAAGTTTTGATCTTCAATAAAAGATTTTAAATTTTCGTAAGTTAGATCTTTATCAAAGTTATTGTGAACAAAAGTATATAAGTTGTTAATAATCTCGGACTGTTCATTAGTAGCCGAATCATTATAGTAAGATTCCAACTTGTTAAGTGCGCTGGAAAACCATGCTGTGGTATGTCCAACAACGTCACCGAAATGCGTTGGGATTACGTGACTTTTAAACACACTAGGTGGATTTTCTTCTTCAACAGAAGGGGAAAACATTATAAAATATATTGATATTATTTTTAAAAAGTTAGCATTTCAAACATATAAAAATTAATTTACAAAAATTTTGCTCCACTTTGACTGTTTCACTAGAAAAGTGGATGGACTATAAGTAAAACAACGCCACTAAAGGAAGAAGAAAAATAGAAGAATACACAAACGCCTGTCCATATAAAATATAACGCTGCCATTTTAACGCACATTCGCAATTATTCTTAATATTTCGTTGAAACTCGAAGACATTATAAATAAAATAGGTGTAAAAGGAAAAAATCAAAATCGCGTAAATAAAAATGAAATACTTGGCTACGCGAATGTTTTTTCCAATGTGGTTATGAGTAAAAAGGAAGTAAACGTTTGACAATATACTAATTGACATTAACGCAATAATCACTTTTTCCATAGTAATAATTGTGTCTAAGTTATTCGATTGAACGCAGTCACAACCTTTGAGAGAAATCAAATATTTATCTGCTCGAATTATGAGATAAATACATATAATACTTGTAACAATACTGTAAATAAATACGCCGGAGGTTTGGTTCGGTAACGATTTAACAACCATAAAATATACAAATATTTTATAGTTTAGCAGGGAACCCAGGACTGCGTAGCTGCCCCCATTGCGCTTCGCGCAATAAGGTTGAGGTCGCTTTGCGACCTCCGACCCTGCGACCCCTCCTGATTATTGAATGGGTTAAATAAGTCTAAGTCACACTCGATAAGTCGTATTTATATTTTGAACTTCATTTTAAAATTTCTTATGATTCGCTAAAATCTCATTTATGGGACACTATTGACCATTGCTGTTATAGTAACTGCAACTTTGAAGGATTTTGCTCCACTTTTTCTAAAAGTGGACTAAAAGTGGACTAAAAGTGGACTAAAAGTGGACTAAAAGTGGACTAAAAGTGGACTAAAAGTAGACTAAAAGTGGCTAAAGTTAACTGTTTTTGACAATAAAAAATAGGTGAGCGCAAACAAAATACTCGTAAAAATATAACCATAAATATTGATATTGCCATCTTTCATAAATAACGCAGGAGCAAACTTGAATAAATACGTTTTGAAAATAGGTAACTGAAATAAGAAATAAATAACACCAATCAAGATGGGTATTTGTAACTCGTCATACATTTGGTCTAATGAATTAGTATATTGATACTGACGATTGTAGTCATCAATAATTTGACTATTCTGTTCTTGTTGTAAAATATAATCCGAGTTGGATGTTTGTGGAATAAAAGTAGGTATGATTTGAGGGTCTTGCGCTAAATTTTGCGTAGTTTGCGGAATATCTCGCGAAGGTAAACTGGTCGCGCCGCTACTGCTCGCCTGTTGAAGTCCAGATACGATTTGACTTATAGTAGACGGGTCTAAAGAAATACTTTGTCCGGTTACTTTCTCACTTACATTCAGCGCAATATTACTATTACCTCCAACTAACGGGTCAACTGGCAAGTCATGGATACTTGTAGCGTTTGAATTGGAATTTACTTCGACTGACATAATTACTAATATTATAGAAGTATGATTTAATAGAATTACGCACCACAGCAGGGAACCCAGGTTCCCCTGCGACCCCTCCTGATAATCGAGTATTTATATAATTTTTAAGTCTCACTCAAAAACGTAATGATATTTTAAACTTTGTTACTAAAAATTCTTATGACTCTCTAAAAATCCCATTCTTGGGATACTTGTGAATATTTCTTCACTACTCAACGCCCACGCTTTTTTTCTTTGGGTCGCAACGAACCGATTTGGTGGTGTATTTATAACATTTATTATCATGTTTGTAAATTTTGTCTTCAATTTCGTCGAGCGGAGGAGCGTAAAATAAAATACAGTTTTTGTCTTTACATACTGTTCTAAAGAGAGAAGCCAATCCGAATCCCAAAATAGCGGACATGATATATTTACCAGTTGTAGAATGGACGAATTTCGCCAAATGCATAATAATACTAGTATAGGTTGATATTATTTTAGCAGGGGGGGGCTTATTATGCTAAGTTTGAAATGGAATACGTTGTAAAATTCCTTCATTTACAGGACACTGAACTTCATTCGCACTATAAACAAAACAATTGTCGGCCTTATCTTGATATTGAACCCTTCCCACATTATCAGGCGTGGGATATACATGAACTACTTTTCTGTCAGGACCCAAAATATACACAAAAAATATTCCAATAGCAAAACTAATGATAAAAATAGGCAATGAAATATAACCAAACATCTTATATAAAACCAACATAAAAATAACACAATATTTTTATATTGTTACTCTTCCATAGAAGACAATAATTCTTCGTCAGAGATTTCTCTCATCTCTTCATTTTCGAAGTTCCCTTCTCCCTCGCCTCGACCTTCGTCCATGTTTTCTTCTTCTTCCTCTTGTTCCTTTTGTTCCAGCGTGCGTTTTTTCTGTAAAACAACTGGTTTGGGTTTCTTGACGCGCGGTTGTTTTATTTTTTCTTCGCCTGTTCCTGTTTGCATAGAAACAACACGAGCCGGAGTGTCTCCTAAATACCATTCCATTTGTTGAATTGAATTTGAGTTTTGCACAAGATGATATGTTTTATCAGTTTCATCATATTCCACTGCGCGATACTGGTATTTCAACAACATCATATTTTGAACCGTTGGAAGTAATCGATGAATATAAACATCAATATATTCTCTCATTTTTTGTTCATCGTCATAGTTTGACAACTTTAAATTTGTCATAATTTCTTTCATATGTAAACGGGACGTTTTATATTCCTTTTCCAATTCTTGAAGTTGTTTGTGTTTGGTGGGATTATTTTTAATATCAAAACATAATTTTTGTGTATACTCATACGTATCCGCTGTTTTTACAAGGTCTTCTTTGACGTTATCAAAGATTTGAACAGCGCTAGAAGGTGTGATATAACCAAATAATAAATTATTTTTATCTTGAATAATTGTTTTTTTGAATTCTTGTATTTCCTTGCTATATGTTTTCAACGTTTCGTATATGTTATCTGTATATCCCAAATGTATTTCTATTTTTAATCCACATGGACTTGTTTTATCTCCACAAGTTGCAACCAAATCTCGTTCATCCGTTTCTTTGTCGCGCCTATTCAAAAAAATGGTTCCAACTGGTCTTTTACAGTTTACACACTTGGGTTTTATGTTTTTAAACAATTTCCTTTTTTCCTTCCATGACAGTCCGTCTTTTTTTATAATGACTTGTTTCTCTTTGTCGAATGCGGAGTTATATTGATTTTGAAGACTATAATACGTATTCAAACAAGAATTGAAATAGGTCGTTTCTTCTTCCTCTACCATTTTTATACTATAAGAATAAAATTAGCAGGGAACCCAGGTTCCCCTGCGACCCCTCCTGTTCACCTAACAGTTAGATAACTTTTAAGTCTCACTCGGAAATACGTATTGACGTTTAATCATTCATTTTGAAACTGATTACGATTCGTAATAATCTCGTTTTTTGGGATACCGGTAAACATAGCAAAATAAAACAGCATTATCCATCGGGAACCCAGGAAGATTACAACAGTTTTTCATCAAGAAATCTTGTGATGGGAAAAGGTACTGAATTAGAATTCCCCGAAGGGCGGGGAGGGGGCAAGGGGGAACCGGGGGTTCCCCCTAGAATAAAATTAGCAGATATAATTTGCTAAAAGGTTTTTTCCCATTGTGGAAGTCCTGTAATCAATTCTTGTCGTGCGATTTTCTT